AGGCTCGACCAGAGTATAAATTCCAAGCTGGAGCAGATTGCTTCGCTAAATGAACTGGCTACGAAATGCACCTACACCCTAACGGGCATGCCTCGCAATCCAAATCGTAGTACATCAACGATGGCCGATGCTGTGGCAAAGATAATCGACCTGCAAGCGGAAATCAACCGTGACATCAATCGGCTCGTTGACCTGAAGCGCGAGATGGTCAGGCTCATCAAAACCGTGGATAACACAGAGCATCAGACGCTTCTGGAGCTGCGCTACCTCTGCTTCAAGACTTGGGAGCAGATAGCTGTTGATATGGGTTATAATGTGCGCCATGTATACCGACTTCACGATGAAGCAATAGAAAACATTACAGCTTTGCAAACTCAGCAGTAAATGTCACTGTTTGTCATGTACCCCTTTGTGATAGTATATACTTAGGAAACCAGAATAAAGCAGAGCCTCGAGGGAAAATCCCCCGGGGCTTTTGTTATGCCCAAGGAGGTGACCCTATGCCAAAGAAACCAAAGCGGCCGTGTCGATACCCCAGTTGTCCAAAACTGACGGATGGTTTGTATTGTGTGGAACATCAACGGCAGGCAACGCGCCACTATAATCATTTCCAGCGCGAGCCTGAAACCAACAAAAGATATGGTCGTGCATGGAAACGCATACGCGACCGTTACATCAAGGCTCACCCGCTATGTGAGGAGTGTAAAAAAGCTNNGGGGGCGGTAAGATCTCTAAAACTATTGAAAGCGGACAGCGGCGTGGGGCTTCGCGTGAGAAATCGCAGTTTCAAACGGCTAATATCCCCCACTGGACAAGGAGTGTGATGAATATGGCAAAAGACGGCACCAACAGAGGCGGTGCAAGAATCGGCTCAGGGCAAAAAAAGAAAGCCCTCGCCGACAAAATTTTAGATGGCAATCCCGGTAATCGAAAGTTGACCATCATGGACTTTACAGACATGACGGAGCTTACCGGAGAATCAATGCCAAAACCAAGAGGCTATCTTACCGCGAAACAGAAAGACGGTTCCACAACACTGGCGGCAGAAATTTTCAACAATACATGGCAATGGCTCAAGGAGCGAGGGTGCGCACAGTTAGTAACTACTCAGCTTATCGAACAATACGCTCAGAGTGTGGCACGGTGGATCCAGTGCGAGCAGGCAATCAGCGAGTTTGGCTTCCTTGCTAAGCACCCCACCACCGGCAATGCTATTCCGTCCCCCTATGTTTCAATGTCTCAAAATTTCATGAAGCAGGCCAACAACATCTGGTTCCAGATTTATCAGGTGGTACGGGAAAACTGCACAACAGAATATCGCGGTGTAACACCTCAAGACGATGCAATGGAAAAGTTGCTCAATGCCCGTCGGGGCGCACTATAATAAACGGAGGAATGTGAAATGACAACTTACAAAACAGCAGAAAGTGTATGCAAAGGGCATCCGGATAAGCTCTGCGATCTGATTGCCGACAATATCTTGGATGCTTGTCTCAGAAAGGACAGAGCTTCTCGTGTAGCTTGCGAGGTTATGGCGACTAAGGGCAAAATTATCGTAGCGGGCGAAATCACCTGTAGCGAAAAAGTGGATATTCGGTTTATCGTGCGAAATGTCCTGCGCGAGGTCGGGTATAATCCTTGGAAGTTTACTGTGTTCGTATTCGTTCATCGACAGAGTGCGGATATCGCAGCCGGTGTGGATACGGCAATTGAAGCGCGAAACGGCATATGCGATCCTTACGGATCTGTCGGCGCAGGTGACCAAGGCACAGTATACGGGTACGCAACAAAGGAAACGCGAGAGTATTTGCCTTTGCCGCTAGTGCTCTCGCATCGCATTGCCAAGCGCATTGATGAATGCCGCGAAGGTAAACTTATCAAAGGCATTCTACCGGACGGCAAGTGTCAGGTTACTGTCGAATATGAAGATGGTAAACCCAAACGTGTGAAAGCTGTGGTGATTTCTGTCCAGCATGAGGCGAATAAAACGCAGGAGCAGCTGCGCACGGATATTATGAATAATGTCTTGTGGCAATGCTTTGAGGATTTCCCAATGGACGATGATACCGAAATACTCATTAACCCCAGTGGACGTTTCGTAGAGGGCGGCCCCGCTGCTGACACAGGACTGACGGGCAGAAAAATCATGGTGGATACTTATGGTGGTCTTGCGTCTCACGGCGGCGGAGCCCTTTGCGGCAAAGATCCGACGAAGGTTGACCGCAGCGGTGCATATATGGCACGGTATATCGCGAAGAACATTGTGTGGAGCGACTTAGCTGAAAGATGCGAGGTCGCTCTTTCTTATGCCATCGGTAAGGCAAGTCCCGTGGCAGTAGCGGTCACTTCATTTGGAACAAGCAAGCTGACAGATGAGCAGCTTACCTTGATTGTGCAAGAAGTCTTTAATTTGCGTCCTGCCGCTATCATTGAAAAGCTGCGTTTGCGTACAGCCATATATGAAAGCACGGCGGCATATGGTCATTTCAATTCCTGTCTCTTTCCGTGGGAAAACGTGGATTGTTATAAGGAGTTAAGAAAGGCGGCTGAGAAATATGCTGATTGAAAAGATACCCGCGGCAAAGCTCAATCCAGCTGCATATAACCCACGAAAAGACCTGAAGCCAGGTGACAAGGAATACGAAAAGCTCAAGCGCTCTATTTCAGAGTTCGGATATGTAGAACCAATCATCTGGAATAA